GTGCGATCCGGGTATAGCCTACGAGCTGAACGACTACTTTACGTTCGACGTTCCCGGTGCCAAGTTCATGCCCGCTTACAAGAATAAGTTCTGGGACGGCAAGATTCGCCTGTTCAACGTCATGTCATGCACTCTCTATGGCGGTCTAAACAACCACCTCGAGGAGTTCGCCAAGAGTAGGCAGTACAGAGTGAAGTACGTCGGCGACTTTGCGGCAGATGAGTTCTCACTCAAAGAATCACACGACTTCATAGATTCGTTAAATATACCAGATAAGTTTGAGCGCAGGGACTACCAGATTGACGCGTTCACTTACGCAGTTCGCAATCGCAGAGCTCTGATGCTCTCACCGACGGCTTCAGGTAAGTCGTTCATTATATATCTACTAGTGAGGTACTATGAAAAACTTCTTAGCGACAATAGCTTCCGCGCTCTTATTATTGTGCCAACCACTTCTTTGGTTCATCAGCTTGCCACTGATTTTGTTGATTATGGTTACTCTCCCGATAGCAACATTCATCGAGTATTTGCAGGACAAGACAAAAGAACTGATCATCCGATTGTCATATCTACATGGCAATCGATTTACAAGATGGATAACAGATATTTCTCTTCATTCAATCTGGTCATAGGCGATGAAGCTCACCTATTCAAAGCGAAGTCTCTTACTAGCATTATGTCTAAGCTTTCTGACTGCCGCTATAGGTTTGGGTTTACTGGAACTCTCGACGGTACTGAAACTCATAAACTTGTTCTGGAAGGTTTGTTTGGAGCTGTTCGACGAGTTACTGACACGGCAAGTCTGATCGAGCAGAAGCACCTGTCTCAGTTCTTAATTAAGTGTATAGTCCTGAAGTACTCAGATTCTGAAAGACAGCTGGTGTCTAAGATGGACTATCAGGCTGAGATGGACTGGATCGTGACTAATAGTGCGCGCAATAAGTTCATCATGAACTTAGCTTTATCTCTCAAAGGAAACACGCTCATACTTTTCCAGTATGTTGACAAACATGGAAAAGTGTTGTATGATATGTTAAAGAGTGAGAACACACACTTTGTTCATGGAGGAGTAGATGGTCAAGATCGCGAGGACATTCGCCATATCGTGGAGCAGTCGACATCCAGTATTATCGTCGCTTCTTATGGAACTTTTTCTACCGGAATTAACATTCGCAATCTGCATAACATTATATTTGCTAGTCCTTCAAAGTCCAAGATAAGAGTATTTCAGTCTATTGGTCGTGGGTTACGTAAAGCAGAGTCAAAAGAGATCGCCACTCTTTACGATATCAGTGATGATCTAATTTGGAAGTCTAAAAAGAATTTTACTATTCAACACTTTGCGGAGCGTGTAAAGAATTACAATGAAGAGAAATTTGATTACAAGATTTACCCAGTTAATTTGAAAGCAGACTAATGGAACAAAAGCCAAAGAAGAAGAGACACTACGTTAATAATAAAACGCTCTATGAGGAGATGGTAAAGTTTAAAGAAGCAGTAAAGATTGCTGAAGAAAAAGGTAAACCACTTCCCCAAGTACCAAGATATGTTGGTGAATGTTTTCTTATGATCTGTAATAAACTTTCGTCAAAGCCTAATTTTGCTGGTTATTCTTATCGCGACGATATGATTGCTGATGCTATTGAGAATTGTGTTGCATCAGCACACTCATTCGATCCTACTAAATCAAATAATCCATTTGCTTATTTTACACAAATTGCTTGGAATGCTTTCATCAGGCGTATTACAAAAGAAAAGAAACAATCTTACATAAAACATAAGAACTTTATTCACAGTAATCTTATGGATGGTCTAAATGAAGAATCATCGATGACAGGCCAAGCCATTCATAATGAGTACTCAGATGATATCATTCGTTCATTTGAAGATAAGATGGCTCGTGTTGCTAGTAAAACTAAAAAGAAAACAAAATCTGGTGTTGAGAAGTTTATAGAGGACGCAGATGAAGCTAGCACTGATAACTGATACGCACTGGGGTGTTCGCAATGATCACACCACATTTCTTGACAACAACAAGAAGTTTATGCAAGAACTTTTTTTGCCAGAGTTAGAAAAGAATGAAATTACTGATATTATCCATCTTGGTGATCTCGTTGACCGTCGTAAGTACATTAACTTTAATACTTCTAAGCGTCTTCGTGAGGATTTCCTCGAACCAATTGCTTCGCGACGCTATTCACTTCATATTATTGCTGGTAATCATGATACTTACTTTAAAAACACTAATACCGTTAATGCTCTCCACGAATTGGTGGCTGACAGGTACCCCCTAGTAAAAATCTTTATTGAGCCGACTGTCGTTAATCATGATGGTCTTGATATTCTCTACCTACCTTGGATATGTGATGAAAACAGAAAACAAACTATGGAACTCATTAGAAATGCGAAAGCTCAGATTGCGATGGGGCATCTTGAGCTTGCTGGCTTTGAAATGTATAGAGGATCTATGGTTAGCCACGGAGATGATGTTTCAATCTTTGATAAGTTTGATATGGTTATGTCTGGTCATTATCATCATCGTTCCAGTAATGGGCATATTTTTTATCTGGGTAATCATGCTGAGTTTACTTGGTCTGACTACGACGACCCCAAAGGATTCCACATCTTCGACACCGACTCAAGAGAGTTGACTTTTATACGGAATCCTTATACAATGTTTGATAAGGTTTGGTATGATGACACCAAAGAAGTGTCAATGGATGTCGAAAAGTACGCTGGTAAGTTCTTGAAGGTTATTGTAACAAACAAGAACGATCCGTACAGGTTTGATCGATTCATAGATAGCTTACAGAAAGTAGCAATCGACATCCAGATCGTTGAAGACCATCTAAATATGAACCTCGAGGAAGACTCGGATATTATCAAGGAAGCTGAGTCGACGATAGATATATTCAGACATCACATTAACCAGATGGACGTCATCATAGATAAACCTCGTCTTGAGAAGACGATCGTTGACTTATATCAAGAGGCATTGACAATAGAGTGATAAGAATAAGTGTTATAAAAAACTTTGAAGATCCAAAATATGAAGGAAGAGTCTTTTGTCTTGAAAATGATAAAGGACATGTAATTGCATCAAAAGGTGTTATAGTTCCTGAGCCTATGCATGTAAAATATGGCATTGACACACGCTTTGCAGATTTTAAAATAGTCTGGGCAACCACACAAAAAGCTTTTCTTAAACAAGATTATTCTTTAGCTGAAAGAGAGCAAGTGGCTAAACCTACAATAATACACATAAACAAAAATATAATACAACAAAATGCCAAACATGGTAAAGATGAACCTGTATGCCGTGTTGAAAAAGATGGTAAGGTTAGATATTGTATGGAAGTCCAAATCAATGGACCATCACATATGATATATAGTCCTAAAAAGCCTAGACCTTGTGGTGCTAAACTTTGGATTGAAACATACGCCGATGTTGAATTGATAGGTGAGAAAATTTGATATTATTTAAGAAATTGCGTTGGAAGAACTTTCTATCTACTGGTAACGTATTCACTGAGGTAGATCTTAACAAACACAATACAACATTGATAGTCGGTGAGAACGGCGCTGGTAAGTCAACCATGCTCGACGCTCTTACTTTCTCTTTATTTGGAAAGCCGTTTAGAAGCATCAAGAAGCCTCAGTTGATCAACTCAATAACTCAAAAGGGTGCTGTGGTTGAGATCGAGTTTGATATTGGTGTCAATAACTTTAAGATCATTCGCGGAATAAAGCCAAATGTATTTGAAGTCTATCAGAATGACAAATTAATAAATCAGTCTGCAGAGATGCGCGACTATCAAGAGCATGTCGAGAAGCACATCTTGAAGTTGAACTACAAGTCGTTCTGTCAGGTAGTCGTACTTGGCTCAGCATCATTTGTTCCATTCATGCAATTACCTACAGGTCAACGACGTGAAGTTATTGAAGATCTACTCGACCTCCAGATCTTTACTACTATGAATAGTCTTCTTAAAGACAAAACACAGGCTAACAACGACGAGCTTGCTGATATAGCATCTAATCAGAAAGTCGTTACTGAAAAGATAAAGCTAGTCCGCGCGCACTTACTTGAGAACCAGTATAACAATGAGAAGCTTATCGACGAGAAGAAGAGCCTGATTGAAGAGACAAAAGATAAGATTGACGACCTAGCGACTCAGCTCACCAACATCATGACAGAGGCTAACGAGCTCAATAAGAAAGCAATTAGTAAATCAGAAGTAGAGAAGAAGATTGCAAAGTTATCTAAGTTGAGACACCAGATTGAAGCTAAGATCGCGATCGTCGATAATGACATTGAGTTCTTTCGCAACCACGATAACTGTCCTACCTGTACTCAGGTTATTGCTGGCGATATTAAGACGGATAGATTAGTTCATAAAGTAAATGAAAAGACATATCTTCAAGATGGTATGAACAAGCTTGTTGAAACATACAATCAAACACAAGATGAACTTAATGCTATCATTAAGATAGTTGATGATATATCAACAAAGACTATTGAAAAGATAAGAGTTGAGGGACAGATTAGCTCGCTCAACAAATATGTTAAACAACTAGAACAAGAAATTACTTCTATAAAAAAGACACATACAGCAAATGAAGACACTAAGATGGAAGATCTTCAGGCTGAGATGTCTGTTATAGCAGAACAGTACAATAAAGCAATGGACGAGAAGTTAATCTATACCGCAGCTTCCATGTTGCTTAAGGACGGCGGTATCAAAGCAAGGATCATCAAACAGTATGTCCCAGTCATTAACAAGCTTATTAGTAAGTATCTTAGCGCTATGGATTTCTTTATCCAGTTTGAACTCGACGAAGAGTTTAATGAGACTATTAAGTCGAGGTTCAGAGACGAGTTCAGTTATGCGTCATTTTCAGAAGGCGAAAAGATGCGAATCAATCTTGCTATACTTTTCACTTGGCGCAGTGTCGCTAAACTTAGGAATTCTGTTAGCACAAATCTTCTCATAATGGACGAGGTTATGGACTCTTCTCTAGATACTAATGGTACTGAAGAGTTCTTAAAGATACTCTACACTCTCGCATCAGATACAAACACGTTTATCATAAGTCATAAGACAGATCAACTATATGACAAGTTCTCAAATGTCATAAAGTTTGAAAAGAAACAAAACTTCTCAAGGATTGCATGATGTTTGAAACATTGATTGTTGATGATATTGTAGATATACACGTGCAGAGATACCTGCACGAAAATATAATGGACACAGCTCAGTGGAAATTCTTAAAAGATGTTAGTGGTGTTGAGAATCAAACTTATCCGTCACACGGATTTGTTCATCTGATGAAACATCCATCGATGAAAGATGGTGCTGGTTTGTATCCTCTGATGAAAAAACTTATGTCAGCTATGCAAGATACTATTGGTATGCCAGTAAATGATGAGACCAATTATCATAATCGCATCTTCTTACAACTGCCTCTAGCTGGTCAATATAAAAAAGAACACAATGGCGTTCACGTTGATCTTCCAAAAGAGTTACCACACATTGCTTGTGTTTACTATGTAAATGGTAGTGATGGAGAGACTATCATTTATGATCAATGCATTGGTGATGATACATCAACATTAACAGAACACGCAAGAGTTAAACCAAAGCGTGGTCGTATGGTATTTTTTGATGGTGCTAGGTATCACTGTTCATCACAACCAACAATCAACTATCGCTGCATAATTAATTTTGATATTCTAAAAGGTGTATGATGGAATTAGTAAAACCAGATAATCCAATACTAACTACAAAGTGTCAAGACTTTGATTTTGAAAATCCTTCAGTATGGCCAGTAGAGCTTGCCAAAGATCTTGTCAAGTTCATGTACGATAACAATGGTATCGGATTAGCGGCTAATCAGGTAGGATTACCATATCGAGTGTTTGCTATGAGAGGTTATCCTGAGAACTTCGTGTGCTTTAACCCTCGCATCGTTCAGCCATCAGACCAAGAAATTGTCTTGGAAGAAGGTAGTCTTACATATCCAGGATTACTAGTAAAGATCAAGAGACCTCAGCATGTTCGCGTCCGCTTTCGCATGGCAAATGGAGAAGTAAGAACTGATACATTTACCGGTCTATCAGCTCGCATATTCCAGCATGAGATGGATCATCTAGACGGCATTGAGTTCTTTTCTCGTGCTAACAAGTATCATAGAGAGCAGGCTTTTAAGAGATGGAAGAACACTTATTAAATAAAGGGTTTACTTTTATTTCATTATGTGATATGATACACTTATATGTTAGAGGTATCCAATGAACATCTTTTATGTAGACCATAATCCAATTACTGCAGCCCAAGCTCTTGTTGACAAACATGTTGTCAAGATGATTCTCGAATCAGCTCAGCTATTATCAACTGCACACCGATATCTTGATGGTGTTCAAGATATTGAACAAAAATATGTTGAAGGTTCAATACCACCTCGTTATCGTAAAGTTAAGCGCTGGAAGCTTCGTGATAATCGCGAAGATATTCTATATCAAGCAACTCACATCAACCACCCATCGGCTGTATGGTGCCGTGAATCTGTAGAAAATTATAACTGGCTTGTAGAACATTTCTTTGCACTTGGCAGCGAGTACACACATCGCTATGGTAAAGTTCACAAGTGCTTTACAACTGACTTAGCTTATATGTTACAGTCTCCTCCACACTCTCTTAAAGAATATGACTGGACTGAGATGCCATCTGCTATGGCACCTGAGTATAAAATTAGTGATGATCCATTGACAAACTATAGAAATTATTATAAGATTGGCAAATCTAAAATGCATAAGTGGAAAAATAGACAACCACCGGAGTGGATAAATGAGTAAAGACTGGGTAAAAGATATCTTTAAAATGCACAAGAAGTATGGTGCACATAAAGCCATGAATAGTATGAATGCTGAGAAACTAGAAGCTTTCTATAAGTTTCGCGCTAAGTTCTTGCAAGAAGAGTTAGATGAGTTCAATACTGCCAAGAATGCAGACGACGCCGTTGATGCACTCATCGATCTGTGTGTTGTTGCCATTGGAACTCTAGATGCATTTGGTGTTGACTCTCACAAAGCATGGGACGCGGTGTTAGAAGCAAACATGAATAAAGAAGTTGGAATCAAAGCTTCTCGTCCTAATCCACTTGGTCTTCCAGATCTAATAAAGCCAGAAGGTTGGGTAGCTCCATCTCACCTTGACAATATTGGTCGGTTCGAGGAGATTTTTTAGTTGACATTTTTATCAATCTTTGATAGAATAAGAACTATTGGAGATTGGTCATGAAAACTGAACTATTTGATGTTGAAGTACTACGCAGTCTTGACAATATGGAAGTATCTATTGCTAAGGTAACTGCACAAGATCTTATCAATAAGATGAATAAGAAGTCAATGAAGCAGGCGACTGTTATCAATCGTCTAATTCACGACATTGACAAAGCACACACCTCTGTTGAAGTTTCTCGCATCATGTGGCAAGTCTATATGTCTGGAAGTGGTTATGGTACAATTGGTTCAACTTGGAAGAAACACTATGACAGTATATAAGCAACCTAATAAAAAAGAGTCTCAGTACATCATTGGTAACACTGGTGAGGACGGTGTAGCTAGACATTATAATGCTGTTAGGTCAGAAGACTGGTATGACCCAACAAAAGATGGACATATCAAAGACTTAAGTTATGAAGTTAAGACTTTAAGATTAAATTACCATTATGGAGCTTTTTGGATTGATAAAAGCCAGTTTAAAAAGCTAGATAATTGTGATATATTATTCTTTGTTAGAATTCCAGAAAACAAAAATCAGCGCGCCAATATATTTTTATTTATGGATCATAAAAATAGTTGGGAGAAAGCTTATGATAAAAATGGTGTAGGTTTTAGATTATATCCAATTAAAAGATGTATAAAGATCGCAGACCTAACTGAAGAAGAGTCTTTAACATTACTACATCACTCAATTAATATATCAAAACACAATAGATTTGAGGTTAATGTTGAGCTATGAGTACAGATAAAGAATCAGTTAAAGTTTTGCAAGAGTGCATTGACCTGCAACTGCGCAAGTCGCAAGACTATCAAAATCCAAACTCAAACGTAACGCAGGCGATGCACTATCGCCGTGGTATCGACTCAATTCACGATATCATCCAAACTAAAGTATATCGCGCTCAGTCTTTGCTTGAGTCTGGTAGTATAGCTAACTTTGAGTCTCTAGAAGATTCTTACAAAGACCTCATAAACTATGCGTCGTTCGCGGTCGCTTGGCTCCGCGGCGGGATTGAAGGTCAAGATCCAAAGCGAGACATCTTTAATAACAAGGTTAA